TTGTCTGGATTAGATGGTAATCAAGTCGCTAGACGCTTAAACGAGATGAAAGTTCTAGGGCTTATTCATCTCACAGGTAAAACAGTTAAATCAAACTCAGGTAGAAACGAAAGAGAGTGGTCAGCATGACTAAAGACGAAGCATTACGCCTTGCATTGGAGGCGTTGGAACAAGTGCGTGATGCAAACATTCATGGTCTAACGCTTACTCAAGATTACCACGAAGCCATCACCGCCATTAAAGCCGCACTAGAAACGAATGAATTCAATCCTGACTGGGACACGCAAGCTGTATTGACTGAAGAAATACAACGCATGGCTAAACGCATTGAGGAACTAGAAGCGAAGGATAAACCATACGCTTTAGAAGCATCTATGTTTTCCAATGACAAAGTAAAAGTTGACCCTGTAACTGGAAATGTAAGCATTGGCACACCACAGCGCACATGGGTAGGGCTGACGGATGAAGAGATTGTTTTGATTGTGGCTGAGTGTGCGGCTTCTCATCAGCACACGGACACTCACTTTGCCAGAGCCATTGAAGCCAAACTAAAGGAGAAAAACACATGAGTTATGCAAACATAGAAATGAAAATTTTGCATTGGTCTGAAGCCAGAAAGATTATTCCTAATAGCACACCAGAGACTCAGCTTCTCAAGGCTATGTCAGAAATGGGTGAACTAGCTGATGCAACGATTAAAAATGATCGTGAAGCTATTGAGGATGCAGTAGGAGATGTAATGGTTTGTTTGGTCAACTACTGCGCTCTACAGGACTTAAATCTGGTAGACTGCATGGAAGTTGCATACGATCAGATTAAGAATCGGAAAGGTACACTATTGCCTAACGGATTGTTCGTCAAAGAGTCTACTTAGCCAGTAAGTAAAGACCCACATTCGAGAAGGCATAACCTGCATACACAATAGCCATGTGTGGGTTATCTTTCCATAGCTGCTCACCAGCTATATAAGCATAGATCGCACCTGTGAGAATGATTAGCCAAGCACTCAAAATGCACCTACATCAATCACTTCACCACGAAACTCGATCAAGTCTTCGTCAAACTTGTGAACTAACTCAGGCCACAATAACTTTCCATTAAAGAAGTTAAGCACTGCAAAACCTGATCTGTGGTTGCTAGGGTTTAGTTCGGCATATGTAAACTGTGGGCCATCAATCTCAGCCAATGTTCCTGTATCAACCCCGAATCTCACGCCATTAAAATCACTAAACGGCATGACTTTCAACGAGTGCAAGTGTCCAGTTACGATTGATACACCAGCGTTTACAGTATTGTTATGAGTGGCGTGAATACCGCCTTTATATCGATGCTTAATAATGCAGTCTGGTGTAGGCCATACTGACCAACAAAACTCCCAATTAGGGATGTGGTCTGTCAGCTTAAACCCAACAACATCCTTAAACTGAGGTGCGTGTGAGGCCAATCTATTGGCAAACCTTACATCGTGATTGCCAAATGTAAACACTAGCTTTACATTGTGCCTTGCTTCTTTAGCTGCTTCCTCAATCTCACCAAGCATAGCCTGACAAGCCTTTAACTCTTGAATGACAGACGTTTGTGGAATATCTGACGCATCATATCGGCTGATAGACGCTCCATCGAACGCATCCCCGTTACATATCACCGCTTTAGGTTTGAACTCTTGGATAGCCCATAAAAGCCCTTTAAAGGCTGTAGATCGTTGTGCAGGGATAAAGTGAGCATCAGAGAAAACAAGCACACACCCATCAAGGATTCCAAGATCAACTTGCTTTAGAGGTGAGAATGACTTGGGTTTATCAACGTCATATTTAGCACCACGATGGTCATCAGCAGATAACTTGATCTTATAGTGTTGCTCAATAAACCTTCTACGCAAATAGACTGCCCTAACCACAACACCAAGGTATTCAGCAACCTTTGAAGCAGACCTGTGTTCACCCCATATCTTGATAAACTCTGCATCTGTACAGGCTTCGTTATTAGACCCCATGAGAATCCTTAAAAAATAAGTTTTCAAGCAGATTGATAACCCTATGCTCTTGCATTTCAATATCCTCGTCTGAGGACTTTGGGTCTGTGGCAACCATCATTAGATCGTGCAAGAAAATATGCAGACACTCATGCAAAGCAGTCTTGTCTAGCGATTCATCAGTTATTTTCTCTGCACCAAAATCACCTAGTCGATAAACAGCAAGCCTAGCAGTCTCGTTAAACTCAACAGAAGCCATTGCTTGCTTGGCAGGTTTTATCCCCTTCTCTATCCTCCAGTCACCAAGATTCAGCACCTCTTGCCATTTTTTAATACTTTGAGCAAATACTTGTGCATCGTCTTGGTTAGGGATATTAGGCATTTAAGACCTCTAGGGCATGATTGATATGGTTAATCCGATCTTGCAATCCTATCGTGCCTCCATTAATCTTTTTTGTCATCATTAAGAAATCTCGACCATCAGCATACTGGTTTAGCTTGTGGGTATTCCAGAACCATCCAGCAGTCATGGCAGCATACTTAGGTGTAGCCACTAAATCAGGGTTCATCACAAAGTCTTCACCACAGGCAATACCTGCGTGATAGTAGTTAGCGTGACCCGTCAATTGAATACAGCCACGACCACGAAAACGATACCCATCCCCAGACGCTTCATCCCTGTTTCCCATACGGCTAGAGTAAACAGTATTGGCAATCAACTTAGGGTTTCTGGCGCACATCTGTGCTTTGGCAGCGTCAAAGCGTTTAGGCCATAGCTTCTGTAAAGTCTCAGCACGATAATTAAGATTTTCCTCAAGTGTCTTAAAATTACCACACTCATGCCCACATTGACCAATAAACGATGCCTGACGAATAGGTGTAGATATATCAAACCTAGCGAATGTCTCGTTAAGCGCATCCAACCATTGTTCACCAATGTGGAGTTTCTTTAGTTGTTCACTTGTTACCATTTAGCAAATCTCTCATCTGATTGTATGAATCCACACAAGCGTTAAGTGCAGCAGTATTCCTATCACCTTGAGCCACTATTTCGGCAATGGCTTGGAGGGTTGCTCTGTCGGCATCAGAAGCTGTGTCAGTCGGTCTGTCAGGTTCACTGGTTGCTTTTGTATCTGTGGCGGCAACGGGGGTACTTGTGGGGGCTTGTACACAACTGGCGGTGGGGAGGCGCACCCTGCCATCCCTAATAGCACGATCAAGAGCAGACTGTTTCTGAGTGACAACATTATTAACCTCCAAAAGTTTACCAGCAGTAGCGTTTAATTGTTCGTTAAGTTTCTGTTCAGTTTGACGAGATTCCTCATTCTTTCGAGCAATCTCAATCTGCATCTCTTTATCCCTGTCTGACCAACCGAAATGGTATCCACCTCGGTAAGTTCCAAACAAGGTTATACAAAGACCAACCAGAACCCAAGGTAGTGGTATGCCAAACATTAGCCCACCTCTTTACGAGCCATAGCCAATTGCTCTCTATCGTGATCTGCTTCTAGCAATTCAGGAGGAGTAGTTGGAGGAGGAGGAGGTGTCCATGACTCATCTAAATCAGGGTTCTTAAAGTTTAACCAATTAGGTGCTGACCCTGTTGAAGTCCATGTATTTGTAGGAGGCGTTACAAGCGTTTGAATTGATACAGGGTTACTCGGAGTTGGAGTGGGTGCAGGAGGAGGCGTTGGAGTGCCTTGGATGGCGTTTAAAGCTGTTCCTACACCCTTCTTACCGATAACCCCACCAATACCACCAACGATCAGCAGAACAATGTCGTTCAGCATCTTGGTGTATGCCATATCAATCGGGGCCATACTCTTAATGGGCTGAGTCACAAAAGTAACAGAGTAGAGCAAAGCAATAACAATAAAGCAAAGAATCAATGTGACCATAACGACCACAAAACCCCATACATAGGTTTCTACTTCCTCAATTGTTGGTCTTTGTTTCTTGTACATCGTTGACTTTCTTTTCAAGAATAGGGGCTACCAAGTACTCAGGGCAAGTTTGGGTAAATAAGCACTTAGGCTTCTGGCAATTAGCATGGACAAAGTTATCGGGATTTTGGCAGAAGTACCTGTAGCGATCTTCGCATCCAGATAGAAAGAGGACTGATATCAAAAAGATATATCTCATGCCATCACATCCACTTGAGAAGCCTTGACCCATTGAGTCTTAATCTCTTGGGTCTTTTGTTGGTGTTGGGCTTGATGATTCAACTCTGCTAACCTTTGCATATTTTGTTGGTGGATCACCCTATGAGCCTCCCATAGCATACGAGCGTTCTCTTGATAAGTGGTAATTTTCATTTACCTAACCCAACCTTCCCAAGCAAAAGATTGACAATCTTGTCTGACAAATCGTCAGGTAAGAATCTAAGCAGTCCAAGTAACCACCAAATCACCAATAGGTAAATAAACACCTTCAAAAACATATCGAATTGTTTTTGGTATTCGTTCATCTACCGCAACCACCTTTAGGACAAAGACTCATTAACTCGTTGATACCAATAAATACTAGGAGTAGCACAAAAGCAACACCACCAATAATCATGGCGATCTCTTGCATTTCCTCCTCTTTTTTCTTGGCTTTCTTTTCCTCGGCTCTCAAGGCTGCCATCTCTTTGGCATCATCTCTGTCCATCTCAGCTTGACGAGCCTTGATCTTGTTCCAAACATCTACCTTGCCTGTTTGCATGAACAACATCTTTAGTTCTTCTTCAAAGGCTCTGGCTTGCTCTAGTGCCATCTCGATCTGGAGAGCAGCACCCATGTTTGAGCCTTTCTTCTCCCTCTTTGCTTGAAGCATAGCCTTTGTTGCTTGGCTCTTTGCATCAAACATCTTGCCAATCATGGGCGCAAGACCGCCTAGATCATTGGCTACCTTACTAGCCTTCTTGACCATGCTAATGGCACTTTGGAGACTATTTAGGGCACTCAGAGGGTCTAAGGGTATCATTTCTTCTTTTCCCACTTTAGGCAAATAACCTTTCGGTTATACACATCACCTATCCATGTCCATTTAACACATCGGTATTCTGCTTGTAGGGCGAGTACAAGCAACCAACTCACTTCTCAGCTTCCTTGCGAGCAATCTTTAGGTGTTGGTGTTTGAACCAGATATTAGCCACTAGACCAATAAAACCGATCACAACACCACAGAGTGCACCAAATTCATTAGCTGATAAACCAAAGAAGACAGCACTACTAGCACCACCATAAGTGGCTACTGATGAGGCTTTTGTTGCAACGTCATCCATGTTATGCGCTCCAAGGTGTGCCAGTGGTCTTTACAGGGTTCTTCAGCAAAGCAATCTGAGCCGCCAAAGAAGCCTCTGTAGCTGTCTTGTCAACAGATTCCCATACCCATGCCAATACTGTGGCTTCTGTTAGCGATGCGTAAGGTACGGCAGGAGTGCCTTCAGCCCATGAGACTGTTGCGTAGGCAGAGGCAGAGTGTTCTCCATCTACTGCTGTGCAATTCCAGTGAACTACTGAGACATAACCAGTAGCTACGTCACGTTCCATTGTGTTAATCGACCAAGTTACAGACATGATGTTTTCCTTTTAAAGATTAGCGGCATCTAAACGAGCCTTGAGTGCTTCTATAGCAACAGATTGCGATTTAATGATTGCTTGTTGTTCTTGGATGCACTTCATCAGCGCATATTGCAAGTCTGTTTGGTAGATTGACAGACGCATCTTTGGTGCTTCATCTTTCCCTGCCCAGTTACTTTCCATCACCAACTCAGGGGCAACAGCTTGAACATCTTGAGCAACCACACCTAATGTCAAGCCAGCATCTTCTTCAAGATTTTGATCAATGTAGTTAAATGTTTGAACAGGAATAGCGCAGATAACATCAAGGTATGACTTAGCAGGGGCAAAGTTTGTTTTTTCTCTGCGGTCAGATAAGTTGACATCGTTTGCAGAGTAGTTGGCAATACCGCCATTTCCACGAGCCTCTAAGCGCACAGCAGTGCTGTCAGCGCCATAAAAGAAAAAAGAAGATGTATTGTTTGGAGAAAAATTTGGGAAAATAGATGCGATTCCGTAAACATCATTACCAGAAGATTGTGTGTTTCTGGAGTTCAATGTAAATGCGCCGTTTGTTGGATTTACAATGGTAACTTTACCACTACTAGTCGTAGTCCCCACCAGCAAGTCACCCGCTGACGTTATACGGGCACGTTCCGTTTGTGTTGATCCATCAGAACTTGTAAAGAAACCAAGAGAAGGAGCGTTAAAAAGCGAATCAACAGCAACAATCCGACCAATACCAGACGCATAGTTAACAATCGTGTATTGACCTGTTTGACCTTCTCGATTTACACGCAAACCTTCTGTAAACACATTGGCTGTTGAAGGATAAATATGCAATTGAGAAGCAGGGCTTGTAGTACCAATTCCAAGTCGCCCACTAGCATCCAGAGTCATTGCCTGAGTAAAGGAAATGGCGTTTCCTGCTGTGCCTGATGGGGCTGTGTACCACTTGTGAATACCTGTGTTTTGCTCATATCTTGAAGCGGCAGCACTTGTTTTATAAATGTTGCTAGTGCCGTTAAAGTATCCATTTTGAAAAATATCCAATTCGTTTGAGTTATAAGCATATATAGCTCCACCAAAAGTCTCAAAAGCCTTTCCCCCTCCTGTATACCAAGCACTAGGAGTAACTCCCAAGCCTAGATTGCCTGAGCTATCAAACCTAGCGACCTCCGCACCACCTTCAGCAAAAGCAATCGTGTCAGCCGCAGGGAAGAACATACCTGTGTTTGTGTC